TATCATCCTGAGCGAGGGTCGCTAGCGACTCCCACGAAATGGCCCCATTTTTTTGACGATTGGTTGAGATGAAGCTGATATTAGCGTTATCAGTATCAAAGTTATGATTTGATAGTGAGACTATCACAAAATGCCCGATGACTTTAACTCACACGTTGCTTGCTCAAAAACTCGACGCGACGCCATCTGCGGTGACGCTTTGGAAAGCGCAAGGAATGCCAACCGACTCGGTAGAGTCCGCGCGGGCATGGGTTGCAGCCAACATTCGCCGCCGCAAGTCGGGCAAGGTGATGGCGCCCACGACCAGCACCAACCCGGCGCTGGGGCCGAAGGCGAGGCTCGACCGGGCTGCGGAGGGGGAGATTCGCCATTACGAATTATGGAAGGCAGCAGCGAACTCGGAGGAGGCCAACAGCCGAACCGTGGCCGAACTGGCAGGCGCGTGGCGCGACAGCCGAAAAGCCGTGGCACAAGCCGAGCAGGAGTTGGGGCAATTCCTGTCGATGACCAAGGCGACACTCAACAAGGCGGAGACGGTGGCGGCGATCCGTGGGCTGATCTCGGCAATGGTGCAGGATTTTTCGACATTCCCGTGGGGAGAACAGGCGACCTCGATGCTACGGAAGCACTTAGCGACCCTGCCGCCGTCATTGTCGGAGGCGACCGCGAAGGGTTAGCCGAGGCGTGGGCCGCAGGGCACGAGGTAACACTGACGCCGCCGAAGCCAGGCGTGGTGGCGTGGGCCGAGTCTAATCTGAAGCTCTCCGAGCGCATCACCAACAAGCCGGGCAGTTATCTGACCCAGCGCACTCCGTATGTGCGCGAAGTGTTGGAGTGCTTTGCGGACGATAGGGTGCGGCGGCTTGCCTTGGTGTGGGGCGCGCAGACGAGCAAGACCACGGCCATCATTGTGGGCATGGCTTACAAGCTGGACGTAAATCCCGCCCCGTGTCTTTGGGTCATGCCTTCGACGCACTTGGCTCGGTCATTCTCCGAGACTCGATGGATGCCGCTCATAGATCAGAACCCGACTTTGGCGCGGCACAAGCAGGCCGACCCCGACAAGTATCGACTCTTAGAGCAACACTTTGACCGCATGAGCGTGTGGTTCACGGGCAGCAACTCGCCGGCCTCGCTTTCTTCGCGCTCGATTGCCGCTCTGTGTATGGACGAATTGGACAAATTTCCCGCTAAGGGCGGCAAAGAGTCGGCGCCTTTGCAGTTGGCCGAGGCCCGCGTGGCGACTTACCCGCAGCACATCATCGTAACGACCTCAACCCCGACCTACGAAGACGGGGCGATCTGGACGGAATGGCTGAAGGGCGACCAGCGTAAATACTTCGTGCCTTGCCTTGGCTGCGGCGAAGCGTGGTCTTTGGAGTGGGAGCACATCAAATGGGATGAGACAGCCAAGCAGGAGGAGGGCTGGAACATGGAGCGGGTGGCCGCGACGGCGCGGTGTGTTTGCCCCGCCTGTGGTCACGCGCACGAAGAGGCCGACAAACAAGAGATGCTTGAGCGGGGCGAGTGGAGGCCCACGGATTTTGCCGCCGAGCCAGGGCGGCGAAGCTATCACTTGTCATCTCTTTACGCGCCGTGGCGGAAGTGGGCGGATTTGGCCGTGAAGTTTTTGCAAGACCGAGAAGCGCCGGGCGGGTTGCAGGATTTCTACAACCGAGAACTGGCGATTCCGTGGAAGGTCGAGGGCTCACGCATCACGACCGCCATGATCCGCGAGCGCATCGACGCCTCGCCCAAGTATCTGCTGGGGCAACCACCGAGTGACGGGGTGCTGGCGCGGCTCATGGCCGTGGACGTGCAGCAAACCGAACTGTGGTGGCTGGTTCGCCAACTCCACGAAGACGGGAGCAGCTATCTCGTGCAATACGGGTCGGCCTTGGGATGGGGCGGGCTGTCAGAGAAATTCCGCGAGCTTGGTTGCCAGTGGGGGATTGTCGATGCCGGTTATGCGGCCAAGGCAACTTCGGGCGTTTACAACTTTGTTTTCGGCACAGCGGGCAAATTCTGCGCGGCCTTTGGGCGAACCAAGAAGCACAACTCCTCTTTGAAGCCTTGGGAAACAGGCGAGCTTCAGATCGACGGCACCCGCACCATCCGCCAGATGCGCTTCGATGCGTTGCTCTGGCAAGAGCGGCTTTACCACGATGTGCTACGGGATGGCCGCGTGCCGTGGTATTTGCCGCGTGATCTGGCCAAGGACTACGTTTCGCAGATGCAAAACGAGGCGCTGGTAGACGATAAGGACGAAAAGAAGTGGCAACGATTCGGCCCCAACCACTTGGCCGACTGCGAGAAAATGGCGCTGGTTTACATGGATTGCTTCTTGTCGGCCTTCCGCGCACAGAACGCCACTCCTTGACACAAGCAACGAGGGCATGACCGATGCGTCGATGCTCGCCCGTGTCTTCACGGCGTCCGAACTTTCCCAACTCAAAGCAAGCTGCAAGGCGCAAATTCTGGCGGGCGGCGCCTCTCAAGCGTTTGTTTTGTCAAGCAGCGTGGGCGGTCGGTCGGTGACGCTTCAGAAGAGTTACGATGCATGGGAAATGCTCGGCCTTATCGAGACGGCCCTTGCCATCAATGCCGGCGACATCGGCAACGACCGCGCCACCCGCGCCCAATACGGAGTATATTAAAATGGCCAACCTCATCGACAAAATGGCCAAGGCGCTGGGCTTCTCACGCATGGTCGAAGCCGCCAACTGGCGCCCGGAAGAACGCGCATGGGTGCAGTCGCAGGCGCAGGACAGCAAGGTGGATATTTCCAACGGCGACCGCGTGCGCCTGCTCGGCCTGTCGCGCAAACTTTTTTACAACAACGCGATCGTCAGAAGCGCCATCCGCGACAAGGCGACCTACTCGGTCGGCTCGGCCATCGCCCCGCAGGCCAACAGCGGCGATCCTGCATGGGATGACGCCGCCGAAGCGTGGTGGGATAACTGGAGCAAGTCGCCCGAAATCAGCGAGCGCCACGATATGCGCCGGCTGCAAATGCTCGTTTCCGAGGCCATCGACCGCGACGGCGAAATCTTTTGCATCCTGACCAACAAGCGCGACGGGATACCCGCCGTCCAAGTGGTCGAGTCGCACCGCGTGGCCAACCCGCCCGACAAGGCCGACCAGATCATTGATGGCGTGAGCCTCGACCGCTTTGCGCGTCCGCTCGCTTATCATGTGGTCGAGGGCGACACCTTCAGCCAGCGCACCAGCCGCAGCATCCAGGCGGATCTAATGCTCCACGTTTACGAGCCCGAACGCCCCGACCAAGTGCGCGGGTATCCCGCCGTGGCCGTGGCGCTGAACAACCTCCTCGACCGCGACGAACTTCTGCGATTTGAAATGCAGGCCGCGAAGATCGGCAGCAGCATCGGCCTTGTCGTTCAGAACGCGCAGGGCGGGGTGGGGGCCGAGGGATTCTTTGGCGACTTGTCCAAGAGCGCGGGCGAAAGCCTGACACGCGAAACGGTTTTCGGCGGCGGCATGATCCCGCGACTGAAGGCCACCGAGCGCATCGAGTCCTTCATGATGAACCGCCCCAACGAAAAGTTGGACGCGCATCTGGAGCAATACATTCGCGCTGCTGCTCTGGGCCTTGGCCTGCCTTACGAGTTTATCTGGGACACCTCCGCTGTCGGCGGCGTGGCCCAGCGTTTCATTATCCAAAAAGCCGCCCGCGCCTTTGCCGCACGGCAAGACGTTCTTATCTCCTCCTTCCTTGGCAAGCTCTGGAACTACGCGATCGCCAACGCCATGCGCCGCCGCGAACTGCCGCAGAATCCCAACTGGCGCAGCGTTCACTGGCAGACACCGCGCTCGATCACGGTGGACGTAGGCCGCGAAGCCGCCGCCCGCCGCGACGATGTGAAGGCCGGGCTCATGACCTTGGCCGACTTCTTTGGCGAGCAGGGGCTCGATTGGAAAACCGCCATGCAGGAAATCGCTGCCGAGCGTCAGTTCGCCGCCGAGCTCGGCGTGGTGGTCGGCGTCGAGCGCACCGAGGGGGCGACGGTCATCGACCCTGTGCCCACAGGGGACGGCGGTTCAACTCCGCCCGCCTCCACCGACGCAGGATTTGCTCAACTGGACTGCGGCACGGGCGCTGGCGGGTTTAAGCCGGGGAATGATTGTGCGCGTGGTGGGCGCGGTGGCTCAAAAAAAAAGACTGAAAACGAGCCAAGCTCTCCGGGCCAATCAAAACACAAGGCAATTAACGACTTTGAGGACTCAAAAAGAAACCAATCGTTTGAGTCAATAATTGTCGTTGATAAAAACGGCGATGTTCTTTTTGAAGGAGATGGCGACGAAAAAAGCGTTCTTATACCAGCAGGCACAGTTCAAGAATTAGATGGCGTTGGTGGCCTTACCATTTCGCACAACCACCCCGGCGGAATGTCTTTTAGTGAGCGAGACTGGCAAACCGCAAAAGAACTGAATGTTGATGAGATTCGAGCAGTGTCCGAAAAATACACTTACGTTCTTAAAAAACCAGAGCGGCAACCTTGGCCAACAAAAACGCCAGTTGAATTGATAAGAGACCAATCAGAGGGCCCGATATTCAACAAATACAACGATTTGGTATTACAAGAGAAAATGTCGATACCCGAAGCCAATGAAGAATACTGGCACGAAGTAACCGGCGGCATAGCAAAATATTTCGGAGCATCCTATGAGCGAATCAAAAAATAAAAGCATATTGCTCGACGGTGAAAATGCCTTTCCCGATTTCGGCAATCCAAAATGGGTTGCAGCTATGAGGAAAAAATATGCAGACAACTCAGAAGAGAACACCGAAATGTCTGCGCGTGCGCGCAAGAAAAAGCGGATTTACAAGCGCAAAAACACAAAGAAGACAAGTGGCTCCATCTCTTAAAAAGTTTGTTGCCTCAGTCTTTGGGGGCATCCTTGCCGTTATCGGCTACAAGCTGGCCGGACTGTTCATCCCTTGACATGAGCCGCCGCCTATATGGCGGATCTAAAATTTGAAGGCATCTCGGTAGCGACCGTTGGCCCCGCGCTCGGCCACGAGATGTTCGTGGACGATGTGACCCTTCTCCAAGCCGAACAGGCGGGGCAGGCTGGTAGCCCGGTCAAAGTGTTTGTCGATCACGACGAGTCCATCGACTCCCTCATCGGCCTGCTCAACAACTTCCGCATCGAGCAAGACCAACTGCGCGCCGATTTGGAACTGCTTTCGGCTCACCCGCAGGCGGAGTTTTACGCCGAGATTCTGAGTAAAGCGCCTGGCCGCGTCGGATTTTCAATGGCCTTCAGTGGCAAGCCCGAAGAAATGGGCGACCGCCGTTTCGCCCGCGTCGAAAATCTGGTCAGCGTTGACCTCGTTTCGCGCCCCGCCGCAAACCGCGAAGGCGTCTTCCGCGCCGGCAGCGAGCCCGTCCAAGTTGACACCTCGGCGGAGGGCATGACCGAATCTTCTGTCACCGAACAAGTCGAGTTTGACGCGAAAGCCGCCATTGAGGCGCTGACCGCCGTTGTCTCCAAGCTCGAAGAATCCGTCGCCGCGATCGCTGCCGACAAATCCGAACCCGCCGAGGCTGAAGTTGTCGCCGAGGAAGTGAAGTCCGAAGAGGTCGCGCCCGCTTCCGAAGCCGCCGAACTCTCCGCTCTCTCCGCGAAAGTCGCCGAGCTTGAAATCGCTCTCGCCGCCAAAGGCAGCGAGGCCGTCGCCAGCAACGCCGTCGCCTCCGAAGACCCCGTCGAGCAGTTCAAAGCTGCCAGCGAGTCGAAGGACTGGAAGCGCGCCGCGCAAATCTTTTCCGCGAACAAGAGCGCCATTTTCCGCGCTCGCAACGCCAGAACTTTCTAAGGGCCAACCCCCAAAGAAAAACCAACAACAACCCGAAAAAACCTAAAATAATATGGCAAACGTATTCGATTCAGCACTCGTCGTAGCGACGATCTCTGAACAGGTGCAGACGGTGCTCGCCAACCGGTTGGCCCCGCTTCGCATCTTCAGCACGGATTTCAGCAACGAAGTCCGCAAACCCAAGGACACCATTCAGGTGCCCCTCGTCACGGCCACCAGCGCCACGACCACCAACCCGACCGATTTCACCCCGGCTTCCGACGTTACCGTTGGTAAGGCGACCGTGACGCTCGACCACTACAGCCAGTTCTTCGGCATCACACAGGCCGACCTCGCTTTGGGTCATCGTCTGGAGAATCTGGTGCGTATCAACCTCAACGCTCTCGCCGACAAACTGTTCTCGGTGGCGATCACCCCGATCACCACGGTTAACTTCGGCGCGGCCACGGTTACCACGACCACCATCACCCCCGGTTCCGGCCATCTCGCTTCCCTGTGGAGCGCGATCAGCAAGAGCGACCGCAAGGGTCTGGTTGTTACTCCCGAAATCTACAGCAAGTTGATCCCGACCAACGCCGACTTCCTGCCGCTCCAAAACGGAGCCTACGGATTCGACCAGGGCATCTACTACGCCAACAGCTTCAGCGGTGCTGTCGCGGGCCTCGACGGCTTCGCGGTTTCGCCCGAAGCGGTTGCGGTGGCCTCGGCCATGCCCGTCATCGATCCGGCGGTCGCTAACCTCCTCTACGTCTCGGACAACGTGACGCTTGAGCAGCTTGGCATGACCGTCATGTATAACATCACCGCCTCGCAGTCCACCCGCACGGTGACTGCCTCGGTCGAAGTTATGTTCGGATCGGCAGCCGGTCTGACCAGCGGCACCTGCGCGCTCATCA